CAATGGCTGAAGCGGTTCTCGGTTTGCTTGCCTTTCCAGTTGCGGTACTTGTGCAGATCCTGCGGTATCGGACACTCTCCGGCGTAGTGATCAAGGCCGGTAGGATTGGCGATCGGCACTGTATTGGAGCCACTGCGGCGGAAAATCAACAGATAATCAGCACTCGCAACACCGGCATACGCAGCATCATCGACAATGGTCTTATGGGCCAGATTCTTGACCATCGTCCGGTTGCGAACCCATAGAGGTTCTTTCCAGATCGTATGCCGCGCCACATAATGCCAGCCATGTTGCTGATGCAGCTCGATAATCTTGCCAGGCAAATCCAGCAATGCATCCTGACCACTATTCCCCGTTGGAATGTCGGTGCAATGCACAGCCGTCAGCCTTCCCGGTAGCGTCAGCCGGTGCAGTTCTTTTACCACATAGCCATAATGCACCATGAACTGGTCATAGTCTTTACAGTTGCTAATGTCACGCTCGTTTGAGCTATAGACATACAAGCCAGCGAACGGAGGTGAATAGATCGAGAAATGGATCGATTCGCTGGGTAGTCCTTGCATCACTTCGATGCAGTCGCCGTTGTAGATTGCGTAACGGTCAGTGATCACAGCCATGATGGAAGCTCGATAGGTGCGTTGTTGTATTCTTTGCGCTGGATGTCCAGCGAATGATTCATCTCGGCTACAAGGTTGCTGAACATTTGCTCAGCTTGCTGGCGCTTGCGATGCAGGTTGTCCATGATTCGCCGCTCGCCTTCGGTCAGGATGATGTCAACCGTTACCGGTCGCTCTTGACCAAACCGCCAGCAGCGCCTCACCGACTGGTAATACTGCTCAAAGCTGTGAGACGGAAAATAGGTGATGTGGTTGCAGACTTGAAAGTTCAATCCCCAGGCGCCAATCTTGGGTTTTGTGATCAGCACTCGTGATCGACCTTCCGCAAAGTCAATCAATCGAGACTCTTTGATGTCATCACGGTCAGACCCTGAAACCTGTACGGCATCGGGGATCAATTGCTCCATCAAATTGCCTTCTTCATTCAAATGGCACCACACCAGCGCAGGCTGACCGGTGCCTGACACCATGGCAGCAACCTGCTCACAACGTTCGCGGATGGTGCGCTTTTTTTCAGCACGTTGCTCTTTGAGGTCTGTTGCCGGAATGGCAAACAGCATCCCATCGGGGACCGTGTCGGTTTCAATCAGATGATCAGCTTCAGTCAATGCTGGCAGCACAAACCGGCCATCATCAAATCCAAGGTCTGAAGGCTTGCGGCAAGCCCTTGCCCAGCTGGTGACCCATTGCCAGAACGGCACCTCGGCATGACCCTTGAAACGCCATTTGGGCGCCTCGCCATACATTCTCCGACTGGTCAAATTGCTCTGATCGTTCTTGAAGAAACGAGCAAGCATGTCCATGTGGCCCATGTAGCCAAGGGCTTCGGAGCTGGTGCCAAGCTCGATGAAGTCATTGGGTGCCGCCGTGGCGGTAGCCAGCAATCGGTATGGCACCTTGCGCATAAAGTCGGTGATCTCATTGCGGCGGGCGCCATCAAATGACTTCAGAATGCTCGACTCATCGCACACCACACCAGCGAAGTCAGCTGGCTTGAAATGTTCCAGGCGCTCGTAGTTGGTGATCACAATGCGACCTGTCACGCTGCCATCGCTTGAACGATGACACTCAATGCCGAACTTTTCGCCCTCGCGGATGGTCTGCGCCGCCACGGCCAGCGGCGTCAAAATCAGCACCGGCTTCCCGGTGTGTCGTACCACGTTCTCCGCCCATGTCAGCTGCATGGCGGTCTTGCCAAGCCCGCAATCCGCAAAGATCGCAGCCCGACCCTTTCGGATCGCCCACGTCACCAGAGACTGCTGAAAGTCAAACAACTGCGGCGGCATCCACACCGGCTCAAAGCCATGCGCGGCACCTTCGTGAGTCTTCTGGTTCAGAAACTCCTGATAGCTCATCCCACCTCCCGATCAGGCAGCGCGGGCAGTTGGGTCCAGTCCATAGGCTCTCAAGTGCTAGTGGCCTTGCAACGGTAGCCGGACCGGCTACGGTGCACAAGCAGCCTACACGATCCGATGCGCCTTGCCCATCCGACACCCATACGCCTATCGCCAGACCTGATCCGCTGGCTCGATACCTGGCGCGCTGATCGCATGTCCCGCAGCACCGCCATCCGCGTCCTCCTGGAGCAGTCCATGCAGCTGCACCGTGATGGCATCCTGCCCGCTACCGGGTATCGGGAAACCGCATGAAGCCCATTGACTTCGATGAAGCCCGTCGGTTCATCGCCCTCCTCGGCAAACCCGCCGGTGCTATCCGCCTTCGTGCCTTCCTCCATCGCGACCACCCAGACAAGGGCACCGACAAAGGTCGCAAAGGTGGCGCCTCCAAGAAGCTCATCGAGCAATGGCAAGCCGAAGGCCGCGGCGTTTACGTCGTCATCAACGACGGCGGTGACACCAATGCCGACATCACCGCCTGCCGTGCCTTCTTCGCCGAATGGGACGACCGTCCCCGTGATTGGCAGCTCACCGCATGGCGGTCACTCAAGCTGCCTGAACCCACCTTTCAGATCAACACCGGCGGCAAGTCCATCCATAGCTACTGGGTACTGACCGATCCGATCACACCATCCCACTGGGAGTTGGTGCAGGCACGGCTGCTTGACTACTGCGATGCAGACCGCAGCATCAAGAACGCCTCACGCGTCATGCGGCTGCCCGGCAGCTACTACGCCATGGCTGATGGCACCCTTGGCGATCCGTGTCAGATGGTCACCAGCGCCGGCCATCGCTACACCGTTGCCGACATCGAGGCGGTCCTGCCGTCTGAAGCCTTCTATCAACACCAGAAGCCAGCACAGCACCACACCGAACCAGCAGAGCGCAGCATCGACGACATCCGTGATGCCCTCGCTGCAATACCACCGCGCACGCCAGGCAGCGGCACCTATCACGTCTACCGCAACATCTTCTGGGGCTTGATCCAGGCCTGCAACAGCGTTGACCTCGCCATCGAGCTGATGCAGCAGCACAGCCCGCAATGGCAAGGCCTTGAGCAGATCGCAGCCTCAGGTGGTGATCACATCACCGCCGGCACCTTCTGGTACTGGGCGCGGCATCACGGCTGGAGGCCCGCAACACCTACACCGCGACGAAGGGCGTCGGTGGTGGATGCCGCCGCTGATCCTGATGCCATCAAGCTTCAGCTCTACGACAAGACCGATACCGAATGGCTGGATCTCACGGTTCAGCACGTCTTCCATCATCCGCAGCAGCGGTGGATCTGCGTTGATGGCGTCCTCCACCTATGGGTCGGCACCCACTACGAACCCAAGCCTGATGAGCAGCTGGCGCCGTTGATCGCCAGCTTCCTCTCGCTCCTCCACGTCATGAACACCAAGAGCGGTGAACCCGTCTACCCATGGCGTCGTCCCCGTTACGTCGACGAGGCCCTCGTCTGGATGCGTCGCCTGCTCAGTCCCGTCACCGTCAACCCATCCAATGCCATCAACTGCCGCAATGGTGTCGTCTCGTGGTCATGGGCTGGCAAGAAGCTTGACCTGACCCTCGCGCCGCATGATCCAGCTGTTGCCTTCACCTACGTCACCGCCTACGACTACAACCCAGACGCCAACGGGCAACACCTCTGGCGACTGCTTGATGCCGTTGAGCACACCGACCTCGACACCCTGCAGCGCATCCTCGGCAGCGGTCTGGATCTCGCCAAGTACCGCGCCACCCGAGGCCGTCCTCGTGCGGTGCTGATGATCGGTGAAGGCAGCAACGGCAAGGACACCATCCGCACAGCACTGCGCGACACGCTCGGCAGCCGTAACTTCACCTCCTGCACCCTGGCTGATTTTCGTCAGTACGACCAAGGCCGTAAGTTTCCGATCGCCCCGCTTCGTGGTGCCTCGGTCAACTGGTCCAGCGAGAATTCACAGTTCGTCAGCATCGACAACCTGCAATCACTCAAGGCTGCAATCAGCGGTGAGGAATTGTCCTATGAGCTCAAGGGCGTTCAGGAGTCGCAGTTTGTGCCGTCTGCTTTGTTTGTGTTCAACCTCAACAAAGATCCATCGCTGACCGGTGAGCAGGCTGCTATCGAGACCCGGTTTCATGTGTTTAAGTTTCGCAAGACCTTCATGGCGACACCAACTGAACCGACGCATCTACAGGCTGATCCAAGGCTCAAGGATGATCCATCTTTCATCCAGGAGCAGATATGCCCTGCGTTCCTGAATTGGCTCCTCGAAGGAATGGCGCTCAGCGTGTCGGATGGCATCGACTACGCCACCGGCAACCAAGCGATGCAAGATGTCAGGCGTGGATCTTGTCACCTATGGGACTTCTGCGATGCCGTCGGATTGACATGGGATGAAGATGCGCAGGTGTCCTGCAAGCGCGTCTGGGATGCATTACAGAACTGGTACAAAGAAGAAGGCTATTTAGATCACAATGGTCGGTGGTTGATGGACCCACCGGCTGATCGAACGGTCAAGGCGCCACGGCTGCTGGTGCCGGCGCTGCGGCAGATCTTCCCAAAACTTGCGTCCGACAGAGGCGGCGGCAAGAGCCGCGATCGTCTCTTGATGGGTCTCAAGTTGGACGCTTGGGCGTGATGTCGGACGCAACTAGCGTCCGATCGGACGCAAATCGGACGCAAATTTCGGACGCAAATTCCCTGTCTCTGACTGGCTTTTCAGCTGTTCGGACGCAAATAGGGGATATATACCGCTACATGAGAAAACAGGGAGGGTCTATGTACGGGGTGATACACATGCA